AAATGTCTCGTTCACGTAATTTTTGTTTTACTCTGAATAACTATTCAGAGGTTGAGTATCAACAATTGCTCGACACTGATTGTAAGTATGTAATCATTGGGAGAGAGAAGGGTGAGGGAGGTACTTCTCACCTTCAAGGTTATTTTTCATTTAACCTTCAGAAGACTCTAGCTGCTTGTAAGAAAGTCAATGCTAGAGCTCACTGGGAGATCTGTAAAGGCCTTCCCAGTCAGAACCGTGCGTATTGTATTAAGGACGGAGATTTTGAAGAGAGAGGAACCATTCCTGTGGATCCGAGCAAGAAAGGAGAAGGCGAGAAACGACGTTGGGAGGATGCCTTCGTTGCTGTCAAAGAAAATCGCATCGAAGATGTTCCCGCAGATATTAAATGTCGGCATTTGAAATCGATAGAGTATGCCGTCAATCGTGAAGCTGATTCTGTGCGGAAGTTGTTTAACTTGGAGACCCTCGACAATCAATGGCGTTGGGGCGATCCCAAGTCCGGTAAGTCCGAAGGAGCTAGACTTGAAAATCCGGACCATTACCTCAAGCTCGTCCGTTCCAAGTGGTTTGACCACTATAATCATGAACCTGTGGTTCTCATTGAGGACCTTGATCCTGAGTCTGCTAAGCAGGCTCAATATATTAAAACTTTAGCGGATGTTTATCCTGTCCGCGTTGAAGTTAAGGGAGGAACGATGATGATACGTCCAAAGCGTATTATTGTTACTTCCAATTATCATCCCGCTGATATTTTTGCGGGGGTAGATTTAGAGGCGATTGAACGCCGTTTCGATATTTTGCATTTTGTGCATGATCCTAATCACAATAAATAGAAATGTTCAAAAAGATGCTTTTTGGTTATAAGAAGAAGTATGCCCGTAAGGGCAAGAAGACTTATAAGCGTAAGTCTTATAAGAAAGCGATGCCTATTAAGAAGATGATTCGCAGAGAGATTGCTCGTAATGTTGAGAATAAGACTTCTCAATTTTATAATTACGATGTGCGTCTTTATGTTGCTGGAAACGTAAGTTTTCCGACTGACAACATTTTTCCAGTGGGAGTTGATCCCACGTCTTTGGTCATTCCTCCTGGAACTGGCCAGGGTAACCGTATTGGGAATACGATTAAGACCAAGAAGCTGATGTTTCGCGGCAGCATCTGTCCCCGTCCCCAGGATGCGACATTTAACCCATCGCCTCAGCCGTCTCAGTTGAAGATGTATATCTTCTATGATAAGACCGACCCCAACGCGGTCCCCAACCCTCAAGCGGCGAACGACTTTTTCCAGAATGGAAATTCTTCCAAGGGATTCCAGAACGATCTTGTCGATATGTGGAGCCCTGTTAATACGGATCGTTATCGCGTTCTTGCCACCAAGACTTTCAAGATTGGCCATGCCTCTTCGGACGGCACTGGTGCCAATGCTTCAAACCAGTTTTTCGCAAACAACGATTTCAAGTATAACTGTAATTTCAGTTTTAACTTGACCAAACATTATCCGCAGATGGTGAAGTTCAATGACGGTTCAACCGTCCCAACTACTCGCGGCTTGTTTTGCATGATTCAGTACGTGGCAGCCAGTGGTTTTGCATATACCACTAGTTTTTATTCTTATCAGCTTCAGTACATGCTTGACTACCAGTATGAAGATGCTTAATTAAGAAAAGTTCTTATTTACTTTTCTTCTTCTATAATTTGGTACAAATTATTAATCACACCATTACCCCACCCTCCGAGGCTGCGGGAGCAGCCGAGCTCTCTCGGCGAGTCGAGGCGGCAGCCGAGCGAGTCCGCCCTGCCGCGCTTGGAGAATACCTGATATTATTTTGCGGCTGGGGGGGGCCCCGAAGGGGGGGGCCGGCAGGCCCCGGCGCTAGCCCGCTGAACCCAACAAAACTGAAAATCGGGATTTTCGGACTTTAACCCTTTATTAGGTCTGGGAGGCGTAGCCAGTATTACCCCAGACCTTTTGAGATGAGACGTGAGATGAATCTCATATTTTTCAAAAATGTCTCGTTCACGTAATTTTTGTTTTACTCTGAATAACTATTCAGAGGTTGAGTATCAACAATTGCTCGACACTGATTGTAAGTATGTAATCATTGGGAGAGAGAAGGGTGAG